GGAACGCATAGGCCATTCTCCACGGCGGCGCAGAGCGAATCCCATGAATCGCACAACGCCACGGCCCGAGCGGTGTGCTCGTTGGCAATCTTCGCGAGGGAGTCAGGCACGCCGCTGTTGCCCCACTCGCGAGAGCGAGGAATTGAATATGTGGTGAGATCAACGTCGCCATATTTTGCGCGAAACAGGATTCCGCCGCGGCCGTTTTTCAGCCCAGAAACGTAGCGTGCCGCGGCCGCTCCATAGCTGCCATCGGAATATCCTGCGAGCTTCACCGGCGGGAGGCGTCCAAGGGTACGGCTTCCGCCGTAAATGTTTTCCGTGGCGACGAGTAGCGGCGGCTTCTCAAGCTCTCCCTGCGTCCAGTCCACCGAGGCTCCTACGTAGCATCCGAGCCCCCACCCAAACGATATGCAACTTCCATGATCGCCCTGATTCCAGAGCGTGAACGGTGTGCCGTACACCTCACGGTGTGCCCGATCCGCGGCCCGATAGAGGAACGTGTCGCGTCCCTTCGCATTCCGCATTACATCCGGTGCGGCGCCGGAAAAAAGCGGATGCTCCAACGCTCCCAAGAATTCCTTCACGCCGGCCGGATCCGGCTGATAGCCAAAGTTTGTCTCGACCTTCGCGGCGAGATGATTCGTGTACCGCTGCACCAATGCGCCGAGCGCAGCCATCACGATCACGAACGTGATCGCACTCCAGCTCCACGCGGTGGCCTGCTGTCTTGTCATGCGTCCCACGCCTCCAGCGAATCGCACAGATCCTCAAGCCAATCCGCTGCGAACGCGAGGAGGCAGGCGGCCAGCGATACCGGCACCGCGACGCAGAGCACCGCGAACCACGCGAGATCAGCAAGGAATCGGAGCAGATGGCGGCTCATCTTGCAGCGGCCTCCGCGGCCCGCGAGACATCGCGGAGAGCGTCCACCCACGCCACGCGGCCAGCGGCATCAACCGGCCCGCCGCTGGTGCCGACGCGCTCCTCGAGATAGTGCTTGATAGACTCGCGGACTCTCGGCTGTTTGGCTCCGAGCGTCTGGCCGCGGCAGCGGAGATCGCGAGCGGTGGTGCGAAGATCGTCGAACGCGGCGCCGGTGCGGAGCCGTGGCTCCGCCTTCGTGCCGTCAAACTCGATTGCGTCCGCCAGCTCGCCGAGGAGAGCCGCGGTGGTGGCGGCATCGACGGCGGCATCGGCGCCGACGAACTTGCCGCGGAGATCCAGCGGCGATTCCGGCAGCGGAGCAGGGGGCGGCGCAGCATACGGCCAGGCCGCACAGATCACGGCCACGCCGACCAGTAGGCTCGCGATCAGAGCACGCTGATTCATTTGGCCTCCACCGGCAGAGCCTCAGAGATCAGATCAAAGGCCTTTCGCAGATCGTCGCCGAGGAGCTCATCGGCGGCGAGCCGCCGGCGGATGGCTGCGAGTTGCTCACGCTCGCTGGTAGGGGAGGGCGGAGCTTTGGCCGGGCCGGGAGGAGCCGGTGGTGGCGGGAGCGTGGCGGCCGGGAATTCAATGCGGCCGGGCGTGTAGGCGGCCGGCTGGCCGGCCGGAGCCGTCCACCACAGATAGGCCACAGCGGCGCAGACAAAGAGCACGGGGATCGTCATGCGACGGCCGCCTTTCGGACAATGGGAAGTAGGGATTCGATCATCCCGCCGGCAGCGGCGAGAACGATTGAGCGGATCGCCGGCCGGAGCACCAGCCAGGCGGGAGTGGCGAGCCACGGCACGCACGCGAAAGCCACGGCATCAAAGAGGATGCCCACCATCTGCACGGCCCAGAGCTTCTTGTCCGCACCATCACCGGCCATCGTGTCGAGGCCGGCAACCGCCAGGCGGAGCAGTGCCACCATCAGCGAGCCGAACTCCGCCACCGTAAGGCCGCCGGAGGCCTTCGCTTTCGCGTCGGCGATAAAGGCTTCGACGGCTGCGGTAAGTTGCTCTGGCGTCATCTGAGGAGCCCCTGTGCGATTGCCTGTTTCACCGCCGCCACCGTTGAGCCGAGCTTGTAGGCCAGCCATTCGAGCTCTCGCTGCGTGTAGGCCGGCCGGCTCGTAATCTTGCCCCAGCTCTCATGCTTTTTGACGCTGTCAAATAACGTGAGCACCTCACCGGAGGCAGGCATGATCTCCTGCCCGTCCGATCCGCGCCGCCAGTGGGAGCGAGCGATCACCGTTTCACCCTATTCCGTTCTCGTCTCTGGCCGGGAGGGGGTGTGGCCGTGCTCTTCGCGATAGACAACGAGAGCTATGGCGGAGTAGGCGCAAATATCCTTGAGCGTGTCCTCAATGCCGTCGAATTCGCAGTGCCCGGTGTGGCAGACGGAGCGTAGCCGCTGCATCTTGTCGGCGATGCGGAGCAGGCATCCTTTCCACGCGGCGATGCCAACCATGTCGGCGCCGTTACGGATGTTCGCCAACGCGTCAACGTCATCGCCGTAGTCCTGGCTCTTCCGATCGTGCAGCTCGGCGATCTCCGCGAGCACCGCGTGGAACTCCGGAGAGCCGGCCTTCCGCCGTATGCTCGTCCCCTGCTCGAGCTCTTCGGCACCTCGCAGAATGTAATCCGCTCGCAGGATCGACAGTTCTACCGTTTCAGCCATGCTTCCAACTCCGATAAGGAATAAACAACCGGCTTGCCGAGCCGGAGAAAAAAGGCAACCTCGTCATCTGCTCCGAGCGATTCGTTTTGGTAGTAGCACCCGCCGCCGTGGACGCCGACGGCCGCGGCCATCCGCAGGCACACGTCGCAGCGGGTGATGATCTCGTTGTCGTAATCAATCCAATCCTGATACCGCCGCGGGTGTGCAAGGTGCTGGAAATGGCTCCAGAGCGGAGCGATCGGCACCACGCCGAGAGACAAAAGGTTGTCCCACATGCGCAGCTGTGCCTTTACGTTGAGAGCCTGATCTCCCTTTGTGTAAGGCGATGCTATATACACCCACGGTTTCACGATTGACGCACCTTTCCCTCAGCGGTGATGCGGAGATTGGTAACGTCGAATTCGCCGTCCGCCTGAACGTCCACAAGAGCGAAGCCCCAGTTCATTTTGTTGATTGGCGCGTAAGCCGGGTGCAATTCGCACAAGCACCCAGTGCTCCAGCAAAACACCTCGCGGCCGAACATATCCGGCTCGCAGTGTCCGCTAGTGCGATGGCCGTGGCCTTCAAGCACCGTGTGATTGAGGCGCAGGAAGGCGCCGCGTGCTTGATTCACCGGCGAGCTGATTCCCTTGCCTTTCTCATGGCCGTGGAGCACCGGCAGCTGCCCGAGCATGACGATTCGCTTGTCTTCGACGAGCGTGATATTGTGCTTGTCCAAATGGAGCCAGCGATCAAGGCCCATCTCCGGCATATCGGAGATCTCTGGAGCGTGTTGCCACAGCCACGCGTTCCAACGCTCTTCATGGTTTCCGGATTTCAGCACGATCGGAATCTCGGGGAACGCGGCCCGGAGTGAGCCGAGCACCTCGCGGATCGCGGAGAGCTCGCCCTTGAAATCCCTCTTGGCGGGATCTTTGTCGAAGCGACTGATCGCGTAGAAATCGCAGAAGTCTCCGTTGATGAGCAGGCCGGCGATCTCCCTGTCTTGCATCAGTTCCACCGCGGCCTTTACGGCGATCTCGCTGTGATACGGAACGTGCAGATCGGAGATCACACCCACGACGCCAACGACGCCAAAATCGTGAACCACCCACGGCTCCGCCAGCGTTGGCGGGAGATCGATCCCTTGGCCTGGTGCTCGAGCTGCTCGCTTGGCCACGGCGCCGGTGCGATTCCTTTTCTTGGCGCCGCATTGCCCAAACTGATAGCGGACGCGGGAGCGTGCTCCGTCGAGCGTTATCGCTCCGTTTGTCTTTTCCACGAGCTTGCGGGCGATCGCTCTTGCCGGGTGATGCGGAAATTTCCGGCAGAGCTCTCGGCAGGCTTTTGTGATCGGATCAATCGCCATTTTCTTCTTCCTCCTCAGAGCGGAATCCGGCGTGATGGACGATGGCCG